GAGGTCGAATCCCTCGTTTCCGAGGAAGTCCACAAGGCCGACAAGAAGCGCATTGAAGAGACGCTCGAAAAGGCCAAGGAGATCGCCAAGAAGATGGCGGACGGCTCTGCCCCCATCATCAAGACGCTCGGCGACGCCGTTGTCGGTGGTTCCTCTCAGGCTGTCGGCAGCCCGACGAACTGCGGCCGCATTGCCCACGAGCTTCTCAATGAGGGCGAGAAGGTCACCGAGATCACCATCGAACTGTATCCGGAGCTCTTCGCCCGCCGCACGATCAACGTGCCTGGCGTGCTCATGGGCGCGGTGTACGGCTGCTCCACCTCCGACTATAAGACCTACGAGGTCGCCGTGGAGCGCGTCAAGGCCGACGGCGTCAAGGTGAACATCGTCCGCGGCGAGGAGTACCAGATCCAGAAGGTCACTCTCGTCACCGATAAGGGCAACAGCGTTATGGTCGATACGCTCAACCGCGGCGGCGGCCGTCTCGTGCTGCGCAACGCCACGCCCTCTCTCGAGAAGGCGCAGGAAGCCGCGAAGAAGCTCGGTATCGTTGTTGTCGAGTAATTCTCCCCGATAATTTCATATCCGCAAAACTGCCGGGACCGTTACGGTCCCGGCAGTTTTTCTATGCCCATCAATATCACGAAATGTGCGCATAATTGGGGCTCAAATTGTCGGCCAGAAAATTTTGCAGTCGAAAAACCATGCATTATCAATGGATGTACGATTCGTGAAATCCGACGGGAAAGTAGGTGCTCACAAAATGTGTTTTTCTGCTAACATATAGATATGAAACACAAAGCGTGATTCAAATCTATGTAAGCAGAGGAGCAGATATGAGTAAACGATCCTATCCGGTGTGGGACTATCCGTCCAACACCAAACAAAACCTGATAACGCCGGCGAAATCGCCGCAGGAGCGGAACCGGGGCGTCGGCATCCCGCAGAGCCAGCAGAGCAGAGCGCCGACGCTGCAAAACACAACACCGGCGCAGCGGGGAATCGTTCCGGAAAGAGGGCAGAACGCCCGGCAGAACTATAAGCCGCCGACGCGGGGCCGGCCGGCGAGCACCGGTGCGCAGCCGTGGCTGCGCAATTCCGGCGCAGGGAAGCAGACGCCCGGCACGACCGGAACGATAAGAAGAACCGGGACAACGGGTACGGCCAGACAAACCGGAACGAGCAAGTCAACGGGAACGACCGGGAAACCGCCTTACCGTTCTTCGTATGCCAGCGCTGCGGATCTCGCCGACATGAACGAGATCATGGGTGTGAACTCCTACACCGGCGAGGCGCAGGATGTCGCCGACGATTTCCTGCGGCAGAAGGGCGTAAGCAGCACCACAGAGTACCAGAAAAAGTTCTTTGCCGAGCAGGAAGCGAAGCGAAGAGCGCAGGAGGAACGGGCGCGGCAGTATCGCGAGCTGTACGGCAGCGCGGAGGACGAGGCGGAAATCCTCGGCCTGCGCGGCGGCTACACCGGCAAGGTCAACGACATGGTTCAAGCGGAGTGGGCGCGTTATAACGTAGACAATGCAGCCGACTATCGTGCCGCATTGGAAGCGAAAGGTACAGGCGCGGACTATTTGTGGCGGAGAGCTGTCGGGGGCGCGAAAGGAGCAACGCAAGCGCTGGCAAATGATATTAGTTATCGCTCACAGCTTGCAATGCCATACCAAGCAGCAGAACAGGCATATTGGGAGGATGTATACAACGGTGGAGCGGCTTCCAGAGCCGCAAGAGAAGAGCGTTACGCCGGATTGACAGAAAATCAGCGTACTGCGCTTGAATATATGGGTAGCCTGGACGCGAGTTCGGAGTACCTTCTTCAGGCGCAGCGGGAAGCAGAGGCGAAATACGCTGATGAGCCGCTGTACCGCGCTGCGTACTGGGCGGATGAGTATAACGCCGAAACACAGAGAAAGTATGGAGATGTCTCGGACGGTTCGCGTCTTGCGGGAAATTTTGCGGAGCGCCTGGGCAGCAGAGTTCCGGCTATGGCGGCAAAATATATTCCAATCTTCGGACCATTCCTTTCCAATGCAATGCTGTACGGGCAGTCATCCGGCGCAGCCTTTGACCGTTCCCTGAGCGAGGGGGCAACGCGGCACGAGGCAGAGCTGTATGCAAGCGGCATAGGAATGAAAGCTGTCGTCACAGAACGCCTCAGCGACGGAATGAACAAGCTTTTCGGCAAGGGATTTTCCGACAAATTAACGAATCAGGTGGTGGATAAGCTTGCAAAAAGCCCTGCCGGAAAGATAGTTTTGCGTTTCCTGTTGAATGCAAATAACGAAGGGCTGGAAAACGTTATTGACGATGTTTTAGACCCGCTTTTTACAACGATCTATAAGGGAAAACAATACAGCAGCGCACAGGAATATTTCTCCGATGTGGATGTAGCGCAGCTTACCGAAGACTATCTTATCGGCTTTGGAGAAAGCCTGCTCTACCAAAGCGGAGGAGTACTTGCTGAAAAATCGAGAAAGCCTACAGACCCAATTTACGCAGTTTTACTCGATCAGGCACAGGAGAAAGTCGAGGAAAAGCTCGGGTCGGACGAGTATCAGCGTGTTATTCAGGGGCTGAATGGTGACGGCGGAGCCAGAGCACCGGAGATGCCCACAAACGACTGGTATAACGACGTTGTACTACGTGCGGCACAGAATGCCGGGGCCGGAGGCGGAAATGCACGCCGACTTGGAATTGATCCGGCGTTCGATCAAAAAGTGATGACAGCTTTGATGTCGGATGATATAATTGATCCGTCAACAGGAAAATATGTCCTCTATGGAAGCTACGGCGATTTGAACAAGTTCCGAAAGCTGGAAGGTATTACCGGCGTACAGCTGCACCATTTGAACCAGCAGGGAGTTTTCGGAGAAACAATTCCCTATCGGGACGGTGTATGCATAATGCTTAGAGGAAATGCAATCACCGAAAAGGGCAGTGAACACAATCTGCTGCACATATGGACGGAAGGTTTTTTTAATAACTACAGAGCAGGCGGTGAATACGAAGGAGAACTTCCAACAATCGGCGAGTATAACATTGAAAACGCAAAATCAATAGGAAATGCGGGGTTTGGAAACGATCTTGTGGAAGCCTTTATAAATGCCGCCGTTCAGGAACAGTTCGATTATGGCTTCTCCATGGATGAGCTGATTCCGAGACTACCCGGCTCAATGCATCTGAAATGATTGGAGGATTCAGAGAATGGAAATGGATAAGGAAAAGAGAGTGCCGCCGGATCGGCAGAAAGAAGCAGAACAGCAGCTCCCGCCGGAAGTGGAGGCAAAAATGAACGAGCTCTCGCCGAAGGCTTTTGCAATAGCGGATCAAACGATCGCGGCCTACGGGAAACCGGTGGAGGAATACGACGATATAGACCGCGCAACGATGGCCGGACTGATTTTCGGGGAGATATGTGCGCTTGCATATGAGAATGGCTTTGCGAGACTGGGCTGGTTTAATGGAACGATTACGGCCATCGCCTATCAGAAGTTGCATTATTCGGTACGGATGTCTGTAAAGATTGCAAATCTTTTGGTGTTTCATTCCGGCCAAAAGGAAAACCCGGATATGAATACGGTGATCCATACCGGAATTGATGCGTATTTCCTGCTGGACAAGCCGGAGGAGATGTCACGAAAAATAAAGGTCTTTTTCGCCGAAGTACACGAAGCGTTTGAAAAGGCACGAAGAGACGGATTAATTGAATAATGCATGCGCCGCCGGGGGACACCCCGGCGGCGTTTTGCGTACTGGAAAAGTCCGTGTTTTTTTCAGCAAAGTATGGTACAGTATGATTATGAGAAAAAGGACGAACCATTACCGGGCGTCTGCCGTATGTACGAAACACGCCGGGGAAACAACTGGACGACCATGCAGGACATCTGGCGGGCGACCGCTTCGGAGGCTCCGGACAGTTGGACAATCTGGTGTCGCAGCACTGGCTCGTGAACTTGAGCTCTTATAAGTTGCTTGAGAACGAATGGTACAGGGCGATACGTGATGGGAAGACGGTGGGCGTAAGTGTCTATGTTGAGTACGCGGGAGACGATTTGCGACCAAGCGCCTTTAGCATAGAGTACACAATCGACGGAGAAGAGCACAGCAAACACATCACAAATGATATTTTAGGAGGACTGGGGTTATGACCTACGGTGAGCTACATAAATACTTGAAGGCATATAACAAAAAAGCTGCGGCGGAGGGACGGCCGTTTGAGGATCTGTTTTCCGAGTACCAGAGTGAAATGATCCGACAGAGCATTGCCTATGCGGAAAACCGTGCGGAAAAAATATATGTTTATTCTGATTTTGAATGCGGCGCAATTATGGCGAGACCAGCCTTCATCATTGAAGGAAAGTTTTATCCGGACTATGAATGGGATAAGGCCATACGTGAGGGGAAAGAATCATCTTCAATTTCCAGAGAGGAAAAAAGGGATATACGAAGGACGATTCTGTGTTATGCGGTTGCTGTCCGTGAGTTGTGTCTCGAGTACAAGAGGGCAGTGCCGACGGTGATCAAGCTCATTTACGACGCAAAGACCCGCCAAGTGAGAGCGCAGTACGGCTATGAGCGCCTGAAGCCTTTAAGCGAATATGCTGACGAGACCCGCTGCCGTATGTGGTTCGACGAGATCCGGGCAAACAATCTGTAAAACCAAATTACCGCGCCGCCGGGGGAGACCCCGGCGGCGTTTTTGTGTTTGGCATTATCACGGAGCGTGTGCAGCTCGGGCGCGGGAAATGGAAAAAGAGCAATTTGCGCCGGAGAAAGACCCTGCTTATTCAATGGATACACGATTCGTGAAAAACGACGAAAAAGCTGCCGTTCACGAACCGTGTTTCTATGCTACCATTAAATCACCGTAAGGGAATTCGCGGGCCGGGGCGAACACCGGCGGAAAGGAGTCCGAGATGGACGAAAACGAAAGATCGGAAGAGATCGGGGAGGTCGTGCCTCCCGCGGAGGACGGCTCAGCGGAGCAGAGGGAGAGCGTTCCCACGCCGCAGAGCCATGAGGACAATCGCCGATTCCAGGCGGCGAGACTGGGGGGCGAACGCGCCGGATACGAGCGGGCGATGCGCGAGCTGGCCGGGCGCGAGAGCGAGCGGCGCTCGCGCGAGGAAGAGCAGATGCGCTTTATCGCCGAGGACGCGCGCGAGTTTGCCCGCCGGTATCCGGAGGCGGATCTCGCGGGGCTGGACGCTTCGGAGAGCTTTCGCCGTTTCTGCGGCAGCCGCTACGGCAGAGAGCCGCTGAGCGAGCTGTACGCGGATTATCTGGAGGTCGCCGGCGGCGCGCTGCGGGCCGCGCAGGCGAGAAGGGAAAGCCGGGCTGCACGCTCCACCGGCAGCGGCGGCAGCGGGGTCTATGAGGCGCTCAACGCCCGGCAGCAGTCGGAGCTGGACGCGTGGAACCGCGCGTTTCCGCAGATGAAAATGTCGGCTCGCGAGTATCTGAGCCGAAACAAATGAACGGGAAAGGAGACAAAACATGAGACCCATCCAGAATGCGGGCGGCGAAGAGACGATCCGTGAGCGCAGCTACCCGGTGGCAAAAGCCACGGCGATCACCGCCGGACAGGTGGTGCAGCTTTCCGGAGGCAAAGTCGTTCCGGCGGCTGCCGCGCAGACCGCTGCCATTCTCGGCATCGCCGGAGAGGACCACAGCGGCACGGCGGACATTCTCAATCCGCGCGCGGACGGGGACGAGATCCTCGTCTGCGACAATCCGGGGCTGATCTTTGAATGTCCCGTGCCGACGATCAGGGCCGCGAGCGGCAGCGCCGCGACGCTCGTTCCGGCAAGCGGGGATGTTGCTGCCGGCGCGACGGACGACGCCTACAACGCCGCGGTGCTCGTACTCAAAAGCAAGGCCGCGGGCAGCAGCAACAGCGATAAGCCCGGCACGCGCCGCGCCGTGACGGACTATGCGAAGAGCGGCACGGTGCTCACGCTTGAGACCGGCGGCACACCCGCTGCCGGGGACGAGTATGAGCTCTACCCCGCGCTCGGCAGCACCGTGTGCGCGCTCAACGCCAAGGCTACGGCGCTCGTTGTGAGCGCGACCGGCGCCACGGCGGTGCGCTGCATCGGCCACGATTATGAGCGTCACACGATCCGCTGCATCGCCGCGGCGCATATGCTCGCGGCAAAATCTTAAAAACAAAAACAGAAAAGGAGAAAATGAATCAATGAGCAGCACTTTCAAAAACTGGACCAGCGACAACTATGCGTTCGTCGGCAAGGCGTTCGACTTTGCTTACGCCGACCGCCTCAATAAGCTCTCGCCCGTCGTGGGCGAGGTGAACGCCAAGAGCATCGACTACGAGCTGACCGGCTCCGGCGGCTACGGCGAAGCGCCCCGCTACGACGGCGAGAATCTCAACGAGGGCAGTCTCAAGCGCGGCTTTAAGACCGTGATCACGCCGGTCGAGTACACGCTCTCCATCCCCGTTGGCTACAAGGAGGCCAAGGTGGACAAGATGGGCGAGACCAAGAAGGTCGGCACCAAGCTCGGCGACAGCATGGCGCTCACCGTGTATCTGCACGTTCTGCGCATGTTCGCCAACGCCTGGAACACCGACGGAAAGCACAACGGCGGCGACGGCGTGAGCTGGGCCAACGCCGCGCACCCTGTCGCCTCCCGCGGCTCCTCGGGCCGAACGTTTGTGGCCGATACCGACGCCGGTACATACTCGAACATCTCCACGGACGCCTTCTCCGTTTCCGCCATCACGGCGGCGCAGGCTCGGTATGCCGTTCCTGTGCGACTTTGACACGGTGCTCATTGCGCCGGAGCTCGAAGAGAAGGCGAAGAAGATGTTCGGTGAGAACGCCCGACTGATGCCTGCCGCCGATCCCGAGAGCGCCTACAACGCCGCAAACCCCGTGTACGGCATGCGCTACATCGTCATGGGCGGCGGCGCGGACGGCTTTACGAGCAAGCAGTGGGCGGTGTGCGACCGCCGACTGATGAAGGAGCTTGTGAACATCGTCTATAACACGCGCCCGACGGTGATGCAGTCGCCGCAGGACAACCCGCTGAAGGATCTTTACACCGCGTATGCCGACTTCGGCGTCGGCTGGGGCGACGCCAGACAGATCATTTTTGGAAATCCTTCCTGATTGCGGGGAACAGACGGGGCAAACCCCTCAGACAGCGGCGCTGCCGCTGCCAGCCCCGCCCCCCTCTCTGTCGCCTGCGGCGACATCTCTCCCCGCTGGGGAGAGTCTGCCCCTGTTGGGGGAGCCAAGACAGTATTCCGCATACCTGCTTGCCTCCTCTGATAGGGGAGGCGGCAAAACCCAAAGGCTTTGACGGAGAGGTTTTCTTACGCGGAGAAAGACAATCCCTCAGTCAGCCTGTTGGCTGACAGCTCCCTTTACACAAGGGAGCCTTTGTAGGGGCGGGGCTCTGCTCCGCCCATTGTGAAAAAAAGAAAGGAGAACAACATGAACGAAAAAACGAAAGACATTCTGATCCGCGCCGGAAAGACGTTCTGGCAGGCGGCTCTCGCGTACCTGCTGGCGGACGCCGCGGTGCTGCAGGAGGCGCTGACCGACTGGAGCACGGGAAAGCAGCTCCTGCTCTCGCTTGCCGTCGGCGCCGCGGCCGCGGGATTCAGCGCCGTATACAACGGCATTGTCCGCCCGCGGCTCGGAGGGGAGTGACGCTCTATGGAGCCTAACTGCCAGAATCAGCCCTGCCGTGAGCTAACGGAGCTGCAGAAGCGCTTCACCCGCTTTCAGGACGACACGGTGAAGCGCCTTGCCGCCGGAGATGTTTCAATGGCGACGATCAACACCAAGCTCAACTGGCTCATCGGCATCCTCTCCGGCATCGGCGCGGCGGTGCTCGCCGCCGTGCTGCGCATTCTCTATAACTGAAAGGAGAAACCATGAAAAAGATCGATTCCGTCTGCGTGCTCACCCTCGGTACGAGCGCGCAGACCGTCCGCGTGAGCGGACTTGCCTGCATGGTGCAGAACAACAGCGAATCCGCCAGCGTGTACATGAAGGAGCGCCGCGCCGACGGCGAGGACGTCACCGCCGATAACGGCTGGCGTCTCGCGCCCGGCGAGCGCACCCCGGTACCGTTCACGGCGCTCGATCTCTCGCTCGTCGCTTCCGCCGCCGGGACGGACGTGCGCGTGCTGCTGCTCGACGAGCTTTGAGAGAGGGGCGGCGCGCCATGACGCTGGGAGAAGCGAAAAACAAGGTTTATATGCTCCTCGACGAGCACAGCGCGGGCGGCGAGGTGGAGCACGACGAGGACATCGAAAAGAAAATGACCGCCTTTTTCGACACCGCGCAGAAAACGCTTGCGCAGATCCGGCGCATCGTGCGCGAATACGCGCTGCCGCTTGCCATGGGCAAGACCGCGTACGAAATGCCGCCGGACTTTTCGGCGCTGTACCGCGTCTGGGCGGACGGACGCATCACGAGAGCGCTCCGCTGGCGCGCCGGAAAGCTCCTTGTGCCGGAGGGGTACGCCGCGGACATCGTTGTGGAGTATTTCGCCGTGCCGAATACGATCCCGCAGGACGCGCCCGACAGCTGCGAGTTCGAGATCGACGCGGAGGCGTGCGAGTGCATGCCGTATTATGTGGCGGCGCAGCAGCTGCTGCCGGATCTCGTGCTGGACTACGGCGCGATGCTGCAGATGTACGACCGCGCGGCGGCGCAGCTTGCCGCCGCGCTTCCGGGCGGGAACCGGCGCGTCGCGCAGAGCCTTTTCCGGAGGTGAGACCATGGGAAAAAAACGCGGCGCGGGGATCACCCGCACACGGTACGCCGCCTTTCGCGGCGCGGATTTTTCGACCGACCCGTCGCTTGTGGAGAGCTGCCGCAGCCCGCTTTGCACGAACATCGTGGCGGACGGCGGCGGTATGCCGCAGAAACGGCTCGGCTACCGAACGGTACAGAGCCTGGGAGACACCGTGTACGGGCTCTTCGGCGCGGAGTTCGGCGGAACGGTGAAGCGCCTTGCCCACGCCGGAACGAAGCTCTATGTCTGGGCGGACGACGGAACGCCCGCGGTGCTTCTCTCCGGTCTGC